TGTGGAGGTTGGTGGCACGTCAGTCTATATGATTGATGGTGCTGGCACTAAGTGGGCACCTAAGAAAGGCACCCGTAAGTACAACAAAGATGCCTTCATCGTCATTAAAAATAGGTCACGAGATCCAATGGTTCCATCTAAAGCACCAACTGAGTAATAAATAGGAGGGTAATCCCCTCCTTTTTTAATGGCACGAAGTATCAAAGAGGCGTGGGCTGACTATAAACGTCACTATGCAACAGGGTTTGAGGTCAATGCAAAGAAAGACATCCCTGTGTATGATGGGTATAAGAGCACACGCAAAATAGCAACAATAAGAAAGGGGACTCCAGTACATGTCAAACCCTTGAAGGGGGAGAACTATGTCACCAAGATTGAGGTAACTTTTGATAGTGATAAGCATGGATGGATCACCACAACTGCTCTAGGAAAACCAAATGCCTCACCATCAGGTAAAAAGAAAAAGTCATGTCCGATGAAACCTCAGGACTTTGATGGGATTGCTGGTGTCAAACTGGGATTCAATGCATACTATCGGAAAGTTCTAGCGGCAATTCAGAAACGTGACGACATGCCTATGGTTCTCAAGAACTATCTGACTGAGTTAACTGAGTATTGCATGCATCATGGTCCTGCAGAAAGACGTGAGTTGACTGATGCATATGCAGAACTTACTAAGTCTGAGTACATCACATGTATGAAGGACATAGAGAAAGACTTCTCTGAAATCACTGCACCTCTGTGTGTACTGGAACGTGGTAGTAGTGAACTGGTAAAACTAGGATTCCCTGAACTGAACAAGGGAACTGGGTCTGTATTCATTCCTACTGAGGGTAACTATGCTCTGGTAGATTTCATGCTCTATGATCAGGATGATAGAGAGTATCAGTTCTCAGTTAAAAAAATTAGTAAGACCACAAACGTAGTTAAACCTCAGGACATCATTGACCTGTTGGATAAGTCTGCTAATGCCAAGTGGGTTAAAGAATATAAACGTACCTTTGAATTCAAACTACTAAAAGTATTAGGAGACAACGGTGTTAGGGTCGGATCATTCAAAGCACTAGAACTCTGTGCGGGGGAAAGTAAGATCAGATCTCACCTGCCTGCTGATGTGCTTAACAACATTCCTAAAATGATCAAGGATGGTGACCCCAGTGAGACAGATATAGAACTGGCACACGACCTGTGGTGGAAACTGGCAGAGGTGTATTATAATGATGCTATCGATTACTGGACCGCACCTAAACACTCATCAGGTATTGTTGGAATTGCTTCCCTCATCTGTCAAATCATGCTTCGTAAACTCAGCGCAGATAAAAAGTTGATTAGTTTCCGTGATGTGGTTGAAGAGTTTGTTATGCGTGAGGTCGTCTACTATAAGTTTGCTGCCCCTGGTGGCATCCCAAATTTCTACATGGAAAATCATCTTAAGAACAACCTAAAACCAAATGATGATTATTACCTAAGAGAAAAGTCATCCATCGGTAACCCATACCGTGACAAAGTTGGAGTCCAACCATGAGCAAGAATACTCACCTCGAACACCTTGAGGACGACATCTTCAATAATGGATATGCTGGTGCTGTCAATGCCATCAACTTCCTATCATCCCTTCGTGACATGCTGACCACTGGTAAAGGTGGCACACAAACAAAGGTTACTGTTAAGTGGGATGGTGCACCTGCTATCTTCTGTGGTACTGACCCTGAGGTTGGTGCATTCTTTGTAGGTACAAAGTCTGTGTTTGCTAAGGGTGAACCAAAGATCTGCTATACACATGAGGATATTGATACATGGTATGGAGATCACCCTATCAAAAGCAAACTACACCAGTGCTTAACTCACTTGTCTAAGTTGCCTATTCAGGGTGTGATTCAAGGTGACCTTCTCTATACTGAGACACCACCACTGGTTACTATGGGTGGCAAGAAGTGTTTTAAGTTCCGTCCTAACACCATCACATACTGTGTAGAGAAAGCAACAGGTATGGGTGCTAAGGTTGCACGTAGCAAGTTGGGTATCGTATTCCATACGAAATACAATGGAGCAACGATGGCAGACATGTCTGCTTCCTTTGGTGTTGATGTTAGTGGTCTTCAGGGTGTTGCTGATGTGGCAGTCTTCTCTGCTGAGTTCCAGAACGTCAATGGAAAGGCAAACCTCACACCAACTGAACTTGTCAAGATCAACAACAGCATCAGGATTGCAAAGCAAAACCTCCTTACAGGTAAGAACTTCCTGAATGCTATTGGTGGTGGTACTAAATCATTTGATTATGCTGCTGTGTTTAAGATCTACTTTAATGATGTGATTCGTCGTGGTGTTATTCCTAGCAGTGCACAATCCATGACAGCAGGGTTTGTTAAGTTCTTAGCAAACAGATATGACAAGGAAATCTCTAAGAAAAAGACAGAGAAATCCAAGAAAGATTGGGAGAAGAAAAAGGCAGACGCCATAAATTACCTAAATACTAACAAGAGTGTAATTTATGCATCACTTTCTGGTTTCAAAAACTTGATGAATGCCAAGGAGCAGATCATCAATCGCCTGAAACGTATTGAAGGTGTTGGTACTTTTTTAGAAGATGAAAATGGTTATCGTGTTACAAGTCCTGAAGGTTTCGTTGCCATCAAGGACGGAGGAGCGGTAAAATTAGTTGACAGACTTGAGTTCTCTCGCGCCAACTTCACTGTAGCAAAAGACTGGGGATGAAATTTAAGAAGTTCTTGATGGAAGCAGCAGCATCCGCTGCCAAAGCAACCACTAAAAAGAAAACTGAACAACCACAAGACAAGCACGTTGCTATCACATTTGGTAGGTTCAACCCACCTCATGCTGGGCATGGTAAACTGCTCGATGCTGTGAAGAATCACAGTGGCGATTCTGGTAACTACCGTATCTACCCATCACGTAGTCAGGATCATAAGAAGAATCCTCTGTCTGCACATGAGAAGGTTGGATTCATGCGTCAGATGTTCCCTGACCATGACAAGGCAATTCAAAACAATGAAGCACACAAGAATATTTTTGACATCATGCGTGACCTCAACGATGAGGGACACGAGCATGTCACCATGGTTGTTGGCGATGACCGTGTAAAAGAATTTGAAAAACTACTAAACAAATACAACGGCAATCATTACAACTTCAAAAGTATCAATATTAAATCTGCTGGTGCTCGTAAGGATGACTCTGATGATCCTATCGAGAACTTGAGTGCAAGCAAGATGCGTGATCATACATCTAAGGATGATCATGATTCATTCCATGCTGGCATGACAAAGCACATGACACCTAAGCACAGCCTGGCAATGATGCAGGCAGTCAAGGCAGGTATGACACCACCTCCTAAGGCAAAGAAAGGTGCCAAAGCAAAAGCATCAACGGTTCACGAATCCGTCTGGGAGTATGCACCTAAACTGGACTTTGCATCCTTCCGTGACTGGTATATGCTTGACCACATCTTTAAGGTGGGTGCAATCGTAGAGCATGACGACACTGGTATCACTGGTAAAGTCGTACATCGTGGTCCTAACTACATCATCATGGAAGATGGTCTCGGTGGTGAACATCGTGCTTGGTTGCAGCATGTCACTGAGGTAAACGATCAATCCAACCAGTCTGCTGATGATGGCAGCGGAAATGACTGGAAAATTGGAACTGATACATATAGAATGGCGGTTCAGAACATGACTCCTGGACAAAATGTCATTAAATTCAGCGAGTTTAAGAAGAATCAAAAGTCTGTCAAGACTAAATAGTAGATATTAACCGACACGTATAACCATGTCCCGTGATATTCGTATCTCAGCAGCAATGATGGGTTACTCTGTCTATGAGCAGAGACAAATCCTCAACCATGCTGAAGCAGGAACCACACCAGATAGCAAACGCCTTAAAGAAGGTGTTGAGAAAGTCCTCCCAATCCTCAATGAGGAAGAGGAAGTTGTGCTGGAAGGGTACGCTGGTTTCCCTGTAGAGAAGGAAGCAATTATGTCCAAGAAGGGCGATGACCGTAACGTCGGTCGCGTCATTCAGATGGGTGGGTCACAGATGTTGATCACTGGTCGCAGATCAGATGGTCGTTACAGTGTGATGAATAAGGATGGCGGTAAGACCGCTAAGGATCCTGCTGATCTCGGAGTCGTTACCAAGGAGTCGGTCGTTGGTATTGATGCTGAGGAGATCATCGAAGGACTGAAGCAAGCACGTAAGAACGTTGGTGCAAGCAAGTGCTGGGACGGTTACAAAGCGAAGGGCACAAAGACTAAGGGTGGCAAACAAGTCCCCAACTGTGTCAAGGAAGAAGAGGTTGAACAGGTTGAAGAAGAGAAGAAAGGTCTCTATGCCAACATCCACGCTAAACGTGCGCGTGGCGAACGTCCTGCTAAACCTGGTGAAAAAGATTATCCCGCAAAGGATGCTTTCAAGAAGGCAGCGAAAACTGCGAAGGAAGATTTTGATCTGGATTCGTTCATCAACTTTGACGACGATGAGATCGATCAACTTTCGTTTGAAGAACTTGAAATCATCTGCGAAGAAGTGTTCACGGAGTTGGAGGCAGAAGGACTCCTTAGTGAAGCACTTCAAGCGGTAGAAGGTATGACCCTCCTCAGTGAGGATTACTACGACAGTGCCGTTAAGGCATCTAAAGCAGCAAGCAAAACCCCCGCTGCTAAAGCAGGTCGTGCTAATCTTCGCAAAGAGAAGGTCAAGGCGGCAGTTAAGTCTGCTGCTGCAAAAGTCGGTGGTGCCGCTGGCACTGTCGCAGGCAAGGCAGTAAACGCTGGTGAGAAAGCCGTCGGTGCTGCTAAGTCAGGTGCCAAAGCAGTTGGTTCTGCTGCCAAGAAGGCAGGGTCCGCTGTGAAGGGTGCTGGTTCCGCTGTTAAGAGTGGTGCCAAGAAAGTCGCCCGTGGTGCAGGAGAGGTTGCAGGTAGTGCTGCTGGTGGTTTTGCCGCTGGTTATGCTGCTGCACGTAACAAAGGTGGTTCCTCTAGTGGTGGTTCATCTACCAGTGGTGGTTCCAAATCCTATGGTTCCTCTTCTAGTTCCAGCTCCAGTTCCACAAGTGGTTCTTCTGCTGGTTCTGCCAAACCCCGCACTCGTTTGAGAGACCGCATTAAGTCTGGTCTTAAGAAGGCAATCGGTGGTGCTGCCCGTGCAGTGTCCCGTGGTTCCCGTAACGTTGCACGTAGAATGGGTGAATCCTATTCTTGGCGTAACGCTATGCAACACGAGGGCGTTAAAACTGGAGAATCAAATGACTCTAAATAACAAGCAACCCTCAAAAAAGAAGGGTAACGTTATCTTGAACCCTAAAAAGGAAGATCTCATGCAAGAAAAACTAGATCCCGTAGGTCGCGAAGACAGCGACATCGATAATGACGGGAAAAAGAATACAAAATCAGATCGTTATTTGCTGAACCGCCGCAAGGTACGTGGCAAAGTCATCAAGATGAGAGAGGATGCTCTTGATGAACTTCGCAAGCGTCGCACACAGAAACCTCAAGGCGAAGGTGCAGTCGATAACACACCAGAAGAAGTAGACGAGGCAGCATGTGCTCCTGCAAAATCTCAGGTAGACGATAAGGAAGCCAAAGAGAAGTCAAAGGAACGCATGAAGCAAAAGATGATGCAGATGACTCGTGACTTTGATGCTGCCCGTATGGGCAAGAGGGCAAAGTGAGACCGCTCTCTGAACTGTCTTCAAAATACCTTACTGACCCTAAGGCAATGAAGCGGATCGCAAAGCAAGAAAAAGAAAACAAAGAACGTGACGCTCGCATGAAATATGGCAAGCGTTACAAAGACTTCATCAGTGACAAGGGAAAGAAGTCTGAAACAACTACTAGATCTAAGAAAGGCATCCGCGCATTACATAAAGGTAAGTGGGGATATATGAAAGATCGAAAGTTTACTCCCGACTGACGCTATATAGAGTAGAACCATTTGAGGTCGAATTATGTTAGGATTTCTACTCCCACTAGCGTCGAAGATCATTACCGATGCCGTAGCAAAGATCCCCGAGAACGAAGAACTCGGTGAGAAGTTGATCGATATTTGTCTGGTCATTCTTGGTAAAGCAGTCAAGCTGACCAAGACTGATATGGATGACAAACTCCTTGAGACTGTTAAGTCTGCTATTGCAGCACGAGAAGAATGATCCTGAGGGAGGGCAACCTCCCTTTTTTATAAATAAGTAATAGGAACAATCTTCAATCACAGGGAGAACAATGGCTGTATTTGGAAAAATTGATGCCGCAACCTTCGCAAACAATGTAGCGGTCACCAATGGTGACGCCACTGTTACTAAGAACGCTGCGGATACCGTCGTCGTAGGCGACATCCTGGAACTTAGCGGTGTTGCATACATCGTTAAGCAGGTAACTAGCACAACTTCTATCGAGTTGCACAAGGCATATGCAGGTAGCACTGCTGCTGCTCTGTCTGGTGCCGTGCGTAGAACTGCCCCTAAGGCAGTTGCAGAATTCGTAGTCAAGGGTGGCGACTCTCGCTCTCGTGACCTCGTATTC